TCGGTAAAAGTACGCCCCTTACATTCCATTCAATCACCCCCAAATATAACGCACGCCAGCAGCTAATAATAAAAGCATACCTAATGCTATCAAAACACTAAATACGATAGAGCTTATAAATACCACCCATGTAATAAGGTTAAGGCGTTTCTCGTGATCATTGCTATATTGCTTTTCCAAGTTTTACCGCCTTTCCGTTTACTACCTTGTAAATAATTTCATCGTCAAAATATACGCCGTTTGGTATGCGATTATTTCTTATGAGCCATTGTCTGATGAGTTTGTCGAGAGCATTGTCAAACTCCTCTATCTCATCTGCTCTTAAAGCGTCAAGCGTTCCATAGTCTACAATATCGTCCCTTAATTGCTCGTCTATTTCGTCGATTAAATAATCAGCCATATCATTAGTCTTAGGCCACCACTGAGAGCAGCGCACCAGATAAAATATATCCTTGCCACATCGCTGGGCCTCTTTTATGCCTGCCGCTATTGCTGCTTTGTAGCTGTGTATTTCGTCCTCTCGTGTCCATTCATAGCGGCCGCTCTCGAGAGTTACGATATAAGTATCAGTTTTCATCGTCGCCACCTGCTAACCTTACTCTATCTGGGGTTACATATTCGCTTGACATACTGCTCCAACTTGTACGGCCACCACTGAAATAATACACCTTGCCGTCCTTATACTCTTTAAAGTATCTACGCAATTCAACCGAGGGTAATTCGTTTACTATGATAGGCGTATCTACAGCCACTTTGCCCCAGTCAAAAATATCGAGATACTTGCCAATATCGAGATAATTCGGCTCATTAAAATCTGGTATCAAATCACTTAATACGTCAATTCGCTCAAAGCCGCCCTCAATATATGTATGATTATCTAGAGTTTCTGGCTGCTGTTTTGTGGCTATATATCCACAAAAGCCACCAGCATAAAAAACGTACTCAAAGCCTCTATCATATAGTTTCTGCAATAGCCACTTACGGCCCTCTTTATCGTTCATGTTATCCCCTCACTACTACTTTTAACCGCTTACCAATCGTAAAGCTGTTATCTGTAATTTTAATCTTGCTATCCAATAATCTAAGGTCGATTATATCCATAACCTCGAGCACCTTATAACCTAAGCTATCTTTAACCTTAATGAATACTCTATAAGGCTTATTCTTAGCAATTTTTCGAGCATAATTTAAAGCTACATCGAGCTCTTTGTTAGTGATCCAATCGGCACACTTTAAAATCAAGCTAACCTCTTTCTGATATTGATGTATCTCAAACTCATCAAAGCCATGTTTTTCTAATTCTCCCATGCTACATAGCATTACTTTTCACCTCTTTGTCTATCATTTTGTGCAGCTCACCTTTAACATATGTTCTTGTTTCCTCGATATACTTCTCTAGTGCGTTGCTTTTTAAGATTTCAGCGTCGCATAGGCTGCCTAAATCAACTTTTACACCAGCATTTTTATAACGCCAGATAAGCCCATATATCATAGTAACCGCTAAAACAGTTTCTCTTTGTTCTACAATAGGAATGATTATATTGTTACCGATAACAATGGTTAAAGCCATTTGTAGCTGTTGTAGTTTTAATACGTGTTCATCGCTAATCATGCTTACACCTTACTTTCTCATATCTGCGATCACGAATGACGCCAAATAACCCAACTAACCAAAGTACTAAGGCAATCGAGAGCGCAAGGCTCTCGATTTTCATGATAAAGATAGATACTACAAATACAGATTTAAAAAGAGCTTTCATATTATTTACCTGCTTTCAATTCCTCAACCTCTTTGATTAATTGATTTACTAGAGTTTCGAGCTGCGCAATTTTGCCTTTATGGTTAGTTTCGTACTCGCTGCCTTTGCCAAGTCTGAAAGATACGCTAGCATTTACCATTTTAGCGGCGCCGAATGTGCCTGCAATGCTAAATAATACATGCTCATTAGGTGCATAGAATGCGCCGAGAGCTGCTGCATTAGCGTTTTTATAATGGCCGTAGCCTGCAGCAAAGCTCAATTTATCATCTGCGTTATAACCTACATAGTGCAAAGCGCTGAGTGCTGCATTAGCTGCACCTGTTTTCGCTACCTCGTCCATAACATTGGAAATTTTATTGTTAAAGTTTTGCTCGAGTGCTGCATTACTGCCTTTCAAATCTGCAATATCTTTAGTGTTAATGTTCACTTGTTTTTGAGTATTTTGTACATCGTTTTTAAGTGCTTTATTATCGCTTTCAAGCGCCACGATACGGCCCTCATGGTTAGCTAATACTTTGCCTTGATTATTGACTACTGCGCCCAAGTTAGTAATAGCGTTACTATTTTTAGTGATCGCTGCTGTATTACCTGCAATATTTTTGGAATTATTAGTAATAGCTTTTGTATTGCCTACGATATTTTGAGCGTTTTTGTTGATTGCTAGGCCGTTGCTGTTAATCTCATCAATAGCAGCGAATAACTGGCTGCCATTCACAGCGTCGAGGCTGTCAGCCTCAATTCTGCCAGCTGCCACATTTTGCAACTGGCGAGAGTAGTTGTCTAAATGGCTGTATGTTTCGCTTTTTTTGCTGCCAAAAGATACAGAAGAGTTAGGCGCCTCACCTGCGAAAACGTGAGTAACGCCGTTTATCTCCATTTGTCCAAAACCTACAGGCTCATACGTTTGGCTATTTGTGCCAATAGCTACGCTGTTTTGTACTGGTGCACTTGCGTTATTGCCGATTGTTACTGCGTCCATGCCTCTAGTCATGGTATGCGTACCAATAGCAATAGCACCTTGATTATCCACTACAGAATTAGCACCGATCATAACCTGCTCTTTATGAGCGCCTACATAATTGTTGTAGCCGATAACTGTAGTTTCTCCTGCTGCTACAGTACCATTACCGCCACCGATTACAGTAGTATCATCTGCACTTACGGCGTTATCTCTGCCGAATACCACCACATTGGAACCATTAGCGCTGGAATTAGCACCAGCTACAATGGAATTATAACCATTAGCCACAGGTGCCAACGTGTTTGGCTCTACTTGGCCTACTGCGATACTACCTGCTGCGAATGCGTTGCCTGCTACTGTTGCGAAAATTGCTGCTGTTAAAATTGTTTTATTCATTGTGTTTTCTCCTTGTTATTTAATCTTGTTAATTCAATACCTGCATTTAAAAGGCGTTTTCTAACTACTGTAAATGACATATCACATGCCGCTGCGATTTGTCTTATTGTCAAACCCTCACGCCTCATATTTATTAGAATTTCAATATCTACGTTATAGCGGTTTTTCTTTCTAGGCTTAATCTGTAAACCTAATACCCTTAATGCCTCATCTGGGCTTTTACGGCCATATATACAAGCGCCTAGTGCGAACCAGTTACCAGCATATACCAGTTTCATATATTCACCCCTCACTCCATAGCAATGTAGTGATCACACCTCGTTAAAATATCTTTTATTAGCGATAACGGAATATTTGACCTAGTGTTATATCGATTGACGCCAGTTATGTTTAGCTTGTTAAATTTAATTGTGTTTTTTATATCGTCTTTCAATAACTTTAAATCGATATTACTGCCAAACTTTGTTGGTTTCTTAATTGGGTAATCATAGTTGTTGTAATAGGTTAGGTTCTCATGCGGAATGTTAAAACCTATCACCTCTTTTATGTAGTCCCAAATCCTGCCATATGCAGGGTTTTCGATTATATAAATTTTAGGCCGATAACGCTCAATGATTTTCAACGTGTTGTATATGCACATCTCACCATTGATGCGTGTTAGAAATGACTTATCATACTTGAATTGGTAGTTTTCATAATCAGCTTGATTTCTGATTGTGAATTTACTCCCTTGTTCGTACTCACCAAATAGGTTGATAGTCATATCCTTTTCTTGTTTCCAACACGCATTACCGCCTTTCATCGCACTTGCTACACTCCAACTTTCACATGGTGGACTAGCTAGAATAACATCAGGTCTATCTAGCTTGTCCAACTGCTCCCATAGTACGTTGGGTTTATGCAGCATATTAACTGCAAGGTCTTGGTTGATACACGCATCACCAATTCCTATTGATGTGATCGTGTGTTGCCCCCCCCATATTCACGTTATATTCATCTACCGCTTGGCGATAACAGCCATTGCCGTCATCAAATAGTCCCCAGATATTCAAAATACACTACCTTTCTACTGCCACGCTCGCACAGGCTTATTAGCTCTACGGCGAATACGGATATTGCTGTCTTTTACATATCCAATCACATCGCCTTTATATTCCTTAGCCTCACGATAGGCCACTAATATTTGAGTGAATTCTATGTATGGCTTGCACTTGCTATGACAGCCTACATAACGCTCTGTACAATTCTTACATGGTGACTTTGACATAATACTATCTCCCTATTTATCTGTTTACCCATTTCATACACCCTATTCTTAAATAATGCATTAGTCCGTTAGGACTTAGAGGGTATACGTCTTTTCTAGCTTTAGCACGTTTTGCAAAGCAGCCAAATTCGTATAGGTTCCCCCTAATATCAAAAGTATCTATTTCATCAATCAAAATTAGGCCAGCATTCCCTAGTAATTTATCAATATCATCAGAATGATCGTTATACAAACTTCTAGGCACTGCATAATACAGATACTTAACATTTCCACAGTCGTGATAGCGTTTCTTTTTAAAATCACGCTTAAAGTCTTGAATAGATGTTTTAATTTCAACCTCTGTTATGTATCGTGTTTTTAAATCAAAATAGATAAAGTCTGCCTCATACTCTGTTTTTCCAACACAATACATACTCACATTAGGAATGCATATTTTCTTTAGAAAAAAATGTCTGCCGAGTGCGAATTGAATATCTTGTTCTGTCATTCACTCACCCCTTAAAAAATACTAACCATATTGTCTTGCCCCTACGTTGGCCAATTATTGGCTTGCTAGGCAATAGCCCTTTTATATCTGAAAATAGTACTTGCTCCTCATTCCATTTAAAAATAAGCGTGCCATTTTCTTTTAACACT